ATGGCGAAACACATGACGCTGGAAGAGCGCAAGGTGCTGGAAGCGCGGTACAATGCGGGCCAGAGCGTCCCCGGAATCGCCAATGCAATGGGCTTCAACTTCTCCACCATCTATAAAGAGTTGAAGCGTGGAGATACCGGCAAGATGGATAAGAACGGCCGCGCAGGATACAGCGCAGTGCTGGGACAGCAGCGGATTTACAAAACCAAGCAGCAGCTACGGTATCAAGCGGATTACCCCGGCGGGCTGAAAGAGTAAAGGAAGGGCGGAAAAGGAGAATGTTTGAACTGGCAACCTGGTTATATCACATTGGCACTCCCGATTTAACGGTGCGGATTGCGACGGATGTAGCTACAGTCATTTTCCTTTTGTGGGGCATCCTGAACTACTACGAAAAAAAGAAGCTCAGGAGGCATTTCGTGAGATGTCCAGATCAGCTAGATACTGGAAGATGGTATCGGAACACAGATGGAGTACGATAAAGGAACTCATGGAGAGGCTGCACAGATGGAATGGATCGGGGAAATCGTAACGGCTGGAATTATTACGGTACTGGCCTGCGCCGGAATCTTTGAGCTGCTGGAACGCCGTAAGCGGGCAGTGTTCAAAGAGCAGATTCACGATCTGGCGCAGAAGTACATAGACAAGATGAAACAGGAAGAACACGTTAAAGAGTGAGCTTCCGGGCATGGGCAGACCTACCCGCCCACCATGCGGCTAGTCTATCTAGGGGGCGGCCGCCCGGCTACCGCAAGGCCGGGGCCCTACCTGCTGGGGGCAGAAAGAATACAGCGGGGCGGCCCGCATGGGTGGCGGCTACCTGTCCGATGCCGCCTTTTTATCTGGTACGGCCAGTGCAGGAGGGGGTGCATTCCCTTCCGCCCGGTGCTAACCCCGAGGCGTACCGCCAAAGACCGAACATCCACCCACCAAAGAAAGGACTACGATATGAACGACGAAAAGAAAATTGGCTTTTCCGTAGAACTGGAAAACAACCGTGTTGACCTGTGGGCAAATGGTGACGATGAAACGCTGGTGAACCTTGCCGTTGCAGCGACAGCGAACATTGTTGCTGCGGCTTGCGGCAATGACGTGAAGGAGGCCGAAAAGCTGCTGCAGGATGTGAAGATCGGGCTGGATGCAGCACTCGATCAGGCGTTGGAGCATCCTACCCAGGAAATCAACCCGGAAGATTTCAAGGCTATTGGTCCCGCTGATCTGCCCGCCAAACCTCTGGACAAGGATTGATTTCGGAGGAACGCGGCATGGAAGGACAAGGCGTATATTCCCCGAAAGAACAGTACAAGCAGATGTTTATTGAGGCAGTCGGGAAGAGACCTGGCAGCATGGTGCTGTGGCGAGTGCTTGACGAAATTGGCTTTTTCAACAGCCCGGCCAGCGCAAATCATCACCTGAACGTACCGGGCGGTCTGCTGATCCACTCCCTCAATGTGGCGAAAGCTGCAATGGAACTGTGCGAGGCGGAACGGTTCGCACAGTGCGATAAGAACGCTGTGCTGACTGCCGCCCTGCTGCACGATGTCTGCAAGGCTGGGAAGTACATTGCAAAGCCGGAGGGAGGGTATCGGTACAGAGACACCCGGATGCTGGGGCATGGTGAAGAATCGGTCATCCTGATTCAGCACTGGATGTACCTCACGGAAAAAGAGACGCTGGCGATCCGCTGGCACATGGGTGCCTACACCGGGCAGCAGGACTGGGATACCCTGAGCAAAGTATATGACAGCTGCCCAGAGGCTCTGTGCGTTCACATGGCGGATATGATTGCCACGCACATTATGGAGGTAGAAAAGTGAGCGGGTGTGCCGCCTATCTTGAACTTCCGAGCGGTGAGCGAATAGAGATACCTGCGGAGATGCCGGATGTCACAGAAGCTGACGGAACCCTATGGGACGGGAGCTTTGAACTGCCGGAATCGGTGAAAAAGCTGATGGAATGGGCGGATGAAACAGCTATAGAATGGGGCAGCGATCCTTACTTCCTCGAAGGGTGGTTGAAACCTCGGCGGCGGATAAACTTCAACCCGCCGGAGCACTGGGAAGCGGTGCAGGACAAACGCTGCAACACGTCCCCACTTGGACGGTGCAGTTACCTACATAAAGCAAGGAGGGTCAAGAGTTTGGCGAGGAGCGTGCATATCGGAATCGCCCCGCACAGGGGCACGAAGAAGAATGACGTAGAACAGTGCAAGCATACATTCAAAATCACTGCCGCTCACTGCGCCCCGTGCAGTGGTTACGACGTGGAGTGCAAGCACTATGAGGGAAACGATGCTGCTGATACAAAGCATTGTCCCCGGTAGAACGATAGGCAGCCCTGCCCGCAGAAGCGGGGCTGCTTTTTATGTGGCGCGGGGTGCCTTTCTGGTACAGGGGCACTGTGAATGGGGCCGAACCCCATCTGCGCCTGCTTAACGCTTTCCATGAAAGCCGGGCACGGCCATGAAGTCAGCCGCCCGGCACGGCGGAGCGGTGCTGTACAGCAGCGTCCTCCTTTCCGTTCAAGCCCGATGCAAAACCGGGCTGCCGTTCTTGCCGAAGCCGCACCCGCATGGATATGACGGGAACGGGTGCGCCGCAGTGTGAGCGCAGAAACACCCTGTTCAACTTGCTCAGGCCAAAAGCAACAGGCCATTGCAGTGGCCGTCCCGCTCTGTACCTCTCTTACGGAGCGGGTCTGATATGCGAGCGCAGGGTGCCGCCTGTTTCCGATTCCCCATCATCAACAGGCGGGCCGGTTCGATGCCGGCCGTTCGCACAAGAAAAGAGGACAACTATGGAAATCAAATGCTTGACCCAGGACTTCCCGCAGGGAAAACGGGTATACGATGCGGACGGCGTAGCTCCTTCGCTGATGCACACCGCCAGCACCATGCGGTCGCAGGCCATTCTGGTTCGAGGGGGGGGGGCAGCGGCGTGAACGCTGAGAAAGACGTGTGCTGCATTGCATCCACCCAGACTAACGCCGAACGCATGATGAATACAGCACCGACCCTGAGCCGTGACAAGGACAGAACCATTGTAGGCTACAACTCGTTCTGCCTTGCCGGGAACTTCGTTGATCGAAACACAAACCAAAATGGAAGTGGTGTCCGGGAAAATGCCTCGTTCACGCTGAACACGCAAGACCGTCATGCGGTGGCATACGATGCAAGAAACAGCCGTCTGAATGGCACGGTGAGCGGAACGCTCCAAGCGAAAGAATCAGAGGGATGGAGTTTGAATTACATCAACCCGGTCATTCAGCCGGATGTGCCGCGCCTGCCGGAATGGATCGTGCGCCGCCTGTTGCCGATGGAATGCGGGCGGCTACAGGGTTTTCCAGATGGCTGGGGAGAAATCGCGCCGCTGACGGACGCAGAAGAAACCAAGTTCTGGCGGGAAGTGTACCTGAGAAATTGCAAGATCAAAGGGCAGAAACCGAAGAAGATCATTGCCAGGGCAGATGGAGCCAGAAGCGATGCAGCAGTGAAGAGATGGCACGACGAGCTGCACAGTCCGTCGGCGGAGTATTCCATGTGGGGCAACGGAATGGCCTTGCCGAATGCCCTGTTCTTCGTCCAAAATGCTTTCCGGGAATTGGGGAAGCCTGCGGCGGAGGTAAAGCTGGGCAGCCTGTTCGATGGAAGCGGGACCATGCCGCTGTGTGCCGTGATGTGCGGCGGGCGGGCTGTGTGGGCAAGCGAAGTGGAGCCTTACCCGATTGCTGTTACCAAGACACACCTGCCGGAGATGCAACACCTCGGCAGTATAACGGACATCAAAGGAAACCGAATCGAGCCGGTGGACATCATCACTTTCGGTTCTCCTTGCCAAGACCTGAGCATTGCGGGAAAGCGCAAAGGACTGGGCGGCGACCGAAGCTGCCTGTTCTATGAAGCAATCCGGGTCATCCGGGAAATGCTGTCTGCCACAGGCGGAAGGTATCCGCGCTTTGTTATTTGGGAAAATGTGCCGGGTGCGCTGTCGTCGCATGGCGGAAAGGATTTTGAAATTGTTCTCAACGAGCTTTTGCACCTCCGAGATTTTGCCGGAGGTGGAACAGATAAGCCTATTCGCCAGCATGGAAAATGGGAAAAGGCTGTGTCCTACGGAGCTGTTGCCTATCGAATTGTCAACGCTCAATATTGGGGAATCCCCCACCGTCGCCGAAGAATATATGCTGTCTGCGATACTCGTGGAGAAGCCACCACGATGGTCGCTTTTGAGCGTGACGGCACTGAATGGCATTTTAGACCGCGCCTCCCGGAGGGGGGGCAGACCGTTGCCTGCCTTGCTCCTGACTGCTATTCATGGCATGATCGCATGGTGGAAGCAGGAAAACTCCGAGGGGGGGCAGAACGAGCCTACACCCTGAAAATCCGGCAAGGCTGTGAGGGCGGCGGCAAAGGTCCGCTGGTGCAGACGGAGCTTTCCGCGACGCTGGCGACACGCCAAGACCAAAGCCTGATCCAACGTGCTGCCGGGTTTGACCTTGGAAATTCTGGCGGAATCGGCTATTCAGAAGAATGCAGCCCGACACTGATGACCGGGGCGGGCGGAAACAAAACGGCTGTTGTACAGAATCAAAGACTGATGGAATCTCTGGTGCTAAACGACCAAGGCGGGAAAAACATGGATGTTTCTGTAAATGTAACAGGAACTCTCCGCGCACAAACACACGGGCACCCGCCTGTTGTGTTCCAAAAATCGGAGGATGAAGGAAATGAGACCTGATACCCTGTCGAAGCTGGCTGTATCTGTTGCGATTTGCGCGGCAGCTGCCAGCAGCGTTGCCGTTGGACTGGCAAACAGCCGGATCGACGACCTGGAAATCCAGCGGGATATTTACAAATCCCGCGCGGAGGACTGGGAAGGAACCGCCGGAGTTATCGCCCAGTACGCTGACGATCTGGCGGACGAGTTGAAAATCAGAGATAGGCTGGATGAGAAGCTGCTTGTCGAGTATGCAGGGGTTTTCAAGTGTACCGCATACTGCACCGAGAAATACCAGCACATCTGCGGCACGGGCACGGGGATCACCGCCAGTGGGCAGCCAATCCAAGCGGATGTAACTGTGGCGGCAGACCAGACGCTTCTCCCTTATGGAACGGTGGTCTACATCGAAGATGTTGGAATCCGCATTGTGCAGGACAAGGGCGCAGGGGTACAGGGCAACCATATCGACGTTGCCGTTTCCGGCAGCCATGAAGACGCTTTGAAATGGACAGGCTACGGCGAACACCGGGTCTGGATCATCAAGGAAACAGACTGAAAGGATGGAAAGCAACATGAAGGTAAGAAGAACCGAGAAAATCAAAGTCAACACGTTCCGGGTGGGCGATGTCATTCGCTTTAAGCTGTCCGATGGTGAAAAGGTAGAGATGCTGGCTGTCAAGGAGGAAAAAGACGGTATGCTCTTCTGCTTTGCGGACTGCCTGGCAAAGGAATACAGCATGAACGCACAGAACACCAATGCGGGCGGTTGGGATGCCTCCGACCTGCGGAAGAATCTGAACGGTGAAATCCTTGACCGCTTCCCCCAGAAAATCAGGAAGCTGTTGCTGCCTTTTGAAAACGGCGACCTGCTGCGCCTGCCGACGGAAAAGGAAATCTTCGGCTCAAACCCGTGTGGTGAAGATGAACCCGAAAGCGTGAGCCAATGGAAGCCGATGAAGCAGAGGAAGAATCGCATTGCTTCCCAGGGCTTGAACGGCGGATGGGAATGGTACTGGCTCCAGAATCGGGTGCCGAACTCGGCGGCCTATTTCGCCCACGCGGCCAACGCCGGGAATTGCAGCTGCGGCAACGCCTCGGGTGAGGCTGGTGTCCGCCCCGTTGCCAAGATCAAAAATCCCATATCCGCACCTGCCTGTCAGGTGCGGAACGATAAAGACGAGCAGGAAGGTTGAGGTAAAAAGCATGGATGGACTGGTTAAAACTCTCGGTACGGTTCTACTTCTGCTGGCCGCGGCAATTTGGGCGGCGGTTTTGCTGCTGGTGCCTGCTGCGCTGGTGAAGTTCTGCTGGGGGTATCTGTTTGTATGAGGTACTGTGTCTTACTGAGAGCATCCGACAGACGCGGAACAAAAGAGTGCCTGCAGTATACGTTGGATGCTATCAATACAGAGGAAGCAGCTTGCGAGGCGAAGAAGCAAGCTGCAGAACACTATACAGAATTTGAACTGTTTGATGTTCAATCCATAGGAGAAGTGCGCACATGAAAATTGCAGCGATTGCCAAAGTAATTAAAGACCGTGGCTCCTGCCGCCTGTATAGGGTACATGGATCGGACGATCTTGAAACGAAGTTCTACATCGGCACAAATTCTGAAATTTACTCGCTGGAAGGGTTCCCTAAGCCGTGGAGCGAAGCAGAAGTTATGACGATGCTCGGGATCGAGAAAAAGAAATGGGAAGATGTGATATACACCGCATACGACTGCAACAACATTACGGATGTCTGTGGTCTGAACCTCGAAGATGCTGTTCAGAATGAGATTGAGTGCAAAACCAGCTATATCAACCTGAACATCGGCGGGGCACTTCTTATGGGGCTGACAGACCCGGACGAAAAGACCATTGACTTTATCGCCGCAAGCAGGCTGGTTCCCGTGATGGACGAAATCAAGAAAAGTGACTATATCAATTACTGCTTGCGGCATACGACGAGTGGTTCCAGGTACTACGTTATCCGGGACGGCATGATCGTGCGGGCAGCACTTCTGCCCATCAATCTGTCCGGCAATTTGCTGGAAACGCTGCAGAAGATGGTGAACATGGCACGGGAAACAGCGCGGCTGTGCAAGACGGAGGATAAAAAGGCGGAATGATTTTAGCGAAAGAGGCAATCGAGAAAGCTGTCAACTGGTGGGCAGAGAAGATACTCGAAGATCGGCCGCACAGCAATGGAGATGATAGCTTCACTTCCATTACTGCGTGTCTCCTTGCTGACATGGGGCGACAGAACATAACATCGGATCAAGCGGATACGTTCAAAAAAGCCTTGGCAAAACGCATGACGGAATACGCGGAAAGTGGGAGGTTCAACCACTTCTCCATTATGAGCGATTACGGTCCGTGCGGGATGCTGATCGATGCTGCCAATGAAGCGGGCATCAGTGCCGCAAACTTCCCGTTCAAGACAACGATGTTTGTTACGGAAAAAGATGGCATTATTGTACGCGATGGCTATGGCGCATCGGCTGTCAAGCTGTGGGGGTAACGACATGGACGAGAAAAAGAGTGCGCCGGCAGAAATCGAAACCGTCACCATCACCATGAGCCGCCCGGTGGCTGAGGCGGTGGCAAAAGCCTGCGAGATGTACCTCCGTCTGCATCTGGGGCAATTTGAAAACCTGATTGACGAGCTTTGCATGGCGAAGTTCTACGCCGCTCTGGAAAACGATTCGTTTGCCGACGAAGAAGAACGAGATGAAATCTTCCATATCTCGATCGACCGACGGAACATCATGCAGGAAGAAGTGGACAAGCTGTACAAAAGATATGTTCTTTCCGCCCCGCTTGATTACTGCATGAGAATCCCGTACCGGGCAGAGCAGGTCTGGCTTGCAATCCGCCACGCTCTGGCATGGCACGACAACCCGAAGGGAGACTACACGGTTCAGTACGACAAGCCACTCAACCGTTCGGATCAGCCGCAGCCGATGGTGCAGCTGTACGAGGCACCCACAGAGGGAAAGTCTGTCTGTGATGACAAGTGTGCAGTGTGTGGGAGGTACTGAAATGAGTACGGCATTATTCAATCTGGACAGTGACGGAACACTGGAAATCCTCATATCCAGAGCAAACATCAAGAAGATAACACGGGTGATGATCGCAGAGCCGGGTAGGAAAACGGCAAAAAACTTCCTTCTCGATACACAGCCGCCGGAATCGGAATGGGAATTGAATCCAGGCCGGTGTACCTGTGAACATTTCCGTTGCAAGAAATGCCATTTCATCAACTGTGTGGCAGTTAAATACTGCGGTGAGTGCGGAGCGAAGATGAAAAATGCAGGCGTAAAGCCGGAAGATTTGCCGTTACCGTTGCCTGAGAAAAGCACAGTAAAGCGGATGGACGAAAACGGCATTGAAGACTACGAGGTAAACTGAAATGACAACCAAGAGAATGAAAAAGCTCCTGATGGGTATGGGGCTGTCCCGGAACCAGGCAACCCGGATGATTCAGGAGCAGCGCACCGAAGGATCGAAGGACGTGAGCAACGCTCTTTACTTTCACGTCTTCCAAAAGGACTTCAATCTGATCGTGTCCAGCTGCGGCGGCGAGGTGCTGCCCTATCTCAACAGCTTCATTTTGAAGTGACTACAGGTTGAAGTCGTTTCCAGAGAATAAGCAAGCCCGTCGTAAAATTGCCGCCCTGACGAGGCGGCAAGGGGCTTGTATACCGAGGATAAACTAAGGGACACGGGAGCAGCGGCTTGCTTAAAGTTTGATTAGAGCTTGATTAGAAGCAGCCGTTCCCGTGACGGGGGTACAGGGGGAACCCCCTGTATTGTCTCCCCGCGGCAGAAGGACGTAACGGACAGCAGGGCTTCCCGAAGCGGGGGCGGGGGCAAGCATAAAAGTACACGGGCGGCGGGCGGTTTGGCCTTTATTCAGCAAATTGGACGTTTACGGGAAGGAGGACGTAGTGGGTATGGGCGGCGGCTTTTATGTCAGAGAACAGAAATACATCTGCGGCAAAAATTATGCCACTGCGCCCACCATGCAGGCGGAGTTTTTCGAGGTTTCCGAGAAAGAACATAAGGCCAGCACCCGGCGGAAGAAAGAACTCGCCACCAGTCTGGCGAAGGAAGCCTACAACCTCCGCAAATCTGGCCGCTACCTGGTTCTGCTGGTAAATACGAACTTCCGGCCCGGTGATTTCTCGGTTACATACACCTACGACGACGATCATCACCCTGCCCCAAATGACCTTGCCCGGGCTGACCGGGACTTCTCCAATGCAATCAAGAAGCTGTACCGCCTTTGCGATAAACAGGGCATCCAGCGTCCAAAGTGGGTCGTGGTGACGGAGTATTGCACCGTGGACCCGGTGACAGGTGAAGTCTTGGGACGGCACCATCACCATGTCATTATGACACACCCGGCGGGGCTGACCCGGGAAATGGTAGAACAGGCGTGGAATGGCCGGGGCATGGCCCGGTGTGAGCCGCTGCACTTCGACCACAACAGCGTTGAGAGCCTTGCCCGGTATATCGTGAAGAACCGCCGCTGCAAACGGCACTGGCGGCAGAGCCACGGCCTGCAGCCGCCCAAAATGCCCAGACCGAACGACAACAAAATGAGCCGCTCAAAACTGAAAGACGTGTGCGAAAACTGTCTGGAAGACCGGGCGTACTGGGAACGGATGTACCCGGGGTATACCCTGCATCGGTGCGAAGTCACCATCACGGGCAACTCTACCCGTCACCTGATCGTGAGCCTGTACCGCAAGGAGCTGCCCAAGAACAAAAACAGGAGGAACCAGCCGTGAGTACAAGACTGGAACTGGAAGACCTGCCGCCTCGATACCGTGCCCAAGCGGAGAAGCAAATAGCCGACCGCCGCGCAAGGAAAGCCCCGGCGGGGGCAGTATCGCTGGAAGCTGCCGCCAAGACTGCCGGGGAGATCGGGAAGGTCTTCGAGAGCAAGGGCGAGTATGATTTTTACATTGGCACAGTGCTGCCGGGCATCCAGTCCGGCAGGATCATCAAGGCAACGCCGCACGTTGCCTTTCCTTTGCTGCCCGCAAAGGATTTCTGCGCTGTTCATCTCCCGGCGGCAAGGTATACGGCGGATTATGTGCTGGAATATGCCGACGGAACGGTGGAAGTAGTGGAAATTAAGTCAAAATTCACCCGGCGGGCGCAGAGGGACTACATCTACCGCCGCAGGCTGTTTGTTGACCTGATTGCAGAGCCGCGGGGCTATGTGTTCCGGGAGATCATCACCCCGGACACGAAAAACGAGATCAAAGAATGGAAACGTCTGGCTGAACAGGCGGGAAAGGAATCATCATGGGCAAAAGCAGAGCAAGAGTGCCGTCGTACTACCGGCAGAGCATCCAAAATGCTGTAAATCGGCAGATCAACCTTGGCCGCACCAAAACGGCGGCATCACTGAACCGGGAGGCTATCGGGCAGGTCATGTCATACTGCTTTGTGGCAGCAGCACACGACATTCTGGATTTTGATGCAGGAAAGGCGGCTGTGCTGACCGTCAAGATGAACAATGCGGCGGAACGGTACACGCTGGATCGGGACAAACGAGGGGCGCGGAAAGCCCGCATTGCGCTGGAAGACCGCACCACGCCGCTGATGGTTGAGCGGTTCTTACTCCCGGCGGGAAAGCTGGGCAAGACGGCCAATGAGCGGGAAATCCTTGCTGAACGCCGGGACGCTGCCGACATGGTGGCCCGGTATTGCGTGGAAGCTCTGCACGACATGAGCTATACCGTGGAACAGATCGCCGCTGTCATGCAGGAGACCCGCTCCAACTTCGAGCAGTTCCTTGGATGGTCCGAAGATGGTGAGATGGTAGCTTACGAGAAGCTACGCCGTGTGGTGGAGGACATCTACGGCGTAGGGGCTATGGTCGAGCGGGTAAACGGGCAAGGCCCCATCTTTGGCACTGAATTTTGATTTTTCGGGAGGCAGAGCATGAAGACGCACGAGGCGGAAGCAATTCTGAAATACTGCGCAGACATTCCACGTCGGCTTTCGATCATCCGCCGCCAGTGTGCCGCTCTGGACGACGAAGTGGACACCCTGAAAGGCATCAACATGGACGGTATGCCAGGCGGAGGGCGGCCCGGGGACAGCACCGCGGCGATGGCCTGCAAGATGGATGATCTGGGCATTGGCGACAGGCTGCGCAGTCTGGAACGTCAGCAGGCTCTTTTGAAGTCCGACGAGGCTTTGATCCGGGAACAAATTGACCGCCTGGACAGTGTCCACAATCTGATCCTGACAGAATACTACATCGGCCACAAAAAATGGGCAGAAGTGCAGGTCGATGCGGGATACAGCATCCAGCATTTGAAACGGCTTCGGAACGTGGCTTTGCTGGCCTTTGGCCGAGGCGTGGAACGGCTGCCCGAGTGCCCCGCCTTATTATCACGCGCGTATAACGTGCGCGAGACCCTGCCCAGGGCAGATGCGTGGCTTGAGGGCGATATTCTCCTATAGGGGAGAGCGACCGTCGGGGCCTCACGCAAATGCGCTTCCGCAAATTGTGTCCACTCGGCGCAGAAAAACAAACACGACTACCCGGAAATGTGGAAAAGTTGGCAAGAAATTACCCGGTGGGCTGTGCGGCCTGCCGGGTATTGTAGAATCTGAGATTTTGGAGGGCAAAAGCTATGGGCATACATTGCACGGGAATACGGCTGGTTCCAACAAGGGCGGCAGGCTACCCCCATCGGGCGGATGGGGATGAAAAAGTGCTGCGAGAAGCCGAGACCGAACTTGTGGATATGGTTCTCAAAGAAGATCGGCAAGCCCGTCCAAAATGGGCACGAGAAGAAGATGAACTCTGCAAATTTGTTAAAATCGACGACCAAGGAAGCATCGAACTGATTTCGGCCATCGGTAAGGGGGTCCGTTTCAGGAACAGGGAGAGCGTGAAGAATGTTCTTGAATTTGTCGAAAAGCTGTTCGATGAAATGCAGGAGGGCGACAATGAGAATCAAAATTGAGATCAGTGGAATCGGATTGCGTGAACACGTTGCAAAAATCATTGCAAGACAAATCGTGAAAACAGGGATAAAAGAAAAACAAAAGTGGTATAACGAAGAAGCTATCCAGTGCGAGTTGAATAACATGGGCACCATCAAGCTGGTTAAGTGCTGGATAAGAAATGTTTGGCCGCTTCCACAGCTACACTCTTTGCAATCTCGACTATCACATCTGCACTGAAAGAACCGGCTTTTTTAGCAACGCTTTTGACCTTTGCCCAGTTTGTGTCTGCTCGGATATTCTCAAGAAAGCTATGTCCGGCAGGGGTCAATTCCCGGATGTTGACACGGTACTGTTCAGGGTGAGAACCGGGGCAAAGAGCGATAAGCCCAGCTTCGGCGCAGTATTTCACGGAATAAAGAATATCATCATTGTCGAATTTAGCTTCAAGCTCAACTTGATAAGTAGGCGGATCAATGGGTTCTTCACCAAGCATATCAAGAATATCAGCCCGTGCATAACGAATGAAGTAGCAGTAGTGGTCAAAATCTGTGTGTTCTTCAACGCAGAGCATAACAGCCCGCACACAATCCATGCTCAGCTTCATACAAATCCATCCTTTCAACACCATAAGCCCGTCAGGTCATCGACCCGGCGGGCTTTTCGCTTTTGTGATTACTTTTCGTTCGGATTCTCAGAATCAGGCGGCGCGTTGCGCTTGAGGATGATCTGCGGAGCATCGGGGGCGGCTCCCTGCTCTTTGGCGTACCGGGCGATTTCATCCGGCAGCCCGACGGGGAAACCGTTTTCGTCAAGTGGTCCATCGTACCCGGTGAAGTCCACGATATGCACGGCGGGCGGCTCGGGAATCAGCTTGTAGTATCTGCCGTCCTCGTAGTTCTGATCCGTGACCCGGTTCCAGTAGCCAATATCGCCGTGCTCTTCCTGGGCGGCCTCCATTGCGTCCTTGGCCTGTTCTTCGGTCAATCCGTCGAAGGTCAGGCGGGAGCCGTCTGCAAAGGCGGCAACCAGCCGCCACGGGGCGAAAAACTCTGCGTCGTTCGTAGAAATACCTCCTTTTGGGCAGTTAAGTCCATAAATTGTAGGTTTTGTATCAAAAAAGCGGGTTAAATATGCGGAAATGGCATTCTTAGCTGCCAATGTGCATTTTTGCACAGTTTATTTCGTGGGGATGTACCCATGCAGGCAGCGATTGCAGCCGTATTTCGTGAGAGCGGCAGTCACACGATCTTCCGGGAAGTAAAACACAAGTTCGTTTTCGTTGGGGAGACCTGCCCCGGCGGGATATTCAAGCCCGGTGTACCAGTCCGTTTCCATCTCATACTTGCGGCGCAGATATTTGTAAACGTCCCGCTGAGCCTTGTCGAACACCTCCACGAAGGAGAAGGACGCACACGGCGGCAGCTCGTTTGCCAGCATGGGTACGTTTTCGGCGATCCATGCCGCAAGTTTGTCTTTGGCGGCGTTGCGGCGGGGCTTGTCATCGCGGTGGATGGCATCCAAGATCATTACCAAAGCTGGTTTCGAGAGCTTAGAAAGCTGTTCGGCCAGGGGATAAGGATTTTCGTGCAGCAGGGGCGACGTGCGCAGTTCATCGGCGAGATCGAGATCATAGCAGGTAACAGCCCGCTGGCGGTCGTCTACCCGCTCGCTGGTGTAGTACAGCATATTTTCGATGTGCTTTTGTGCAGCCTCGGAAAGCTGCTCCACAAGGGCAATGCTGTCCTCGAAGCTGATCTGCGCTTCGTTCCGTTCGCCGCTGCTCCTGCCCGTCTTATAGTCCAGAGGGATGATCCCAAGCTCCATAGCAAGGCGATAGACGTGCTTGCAGGGCTTTTTCCGTTTCACAAAATCGTTGCAGGTGCAGGCGGCAAGGCTGGTCTGATAGGGCAGCTTGCCGGAGCCGTAGAAAACCCCGGTTTCGTGTTCCCGGTCAATGCTGGTGGGGCTGGTCTTGCTCTGCTGGGCACTGTTCAGCCGCTTTTCTTCGTCGGGTCCGGCGTTCTGTTCAGGCCAAGGGCCAAATGCAGGGATCGTATACATGAGAATACCTCCTTGTCGGTTTTTGTTACTGGATTTCGTTACAACCATGATAGGGCAAAACGCAAAGAAAAGCAATAAAACGCAAGAAAGATTTCGTGTGGAATCCAACAAAATCCCCGGCGGGTGGCCGGGGCGCAGAAATCAGGCAAAGCGGATGGTGTTTCGTGCCATGCGGCCGCGCAGGGCAGAGATCGTCAGACTGCCGCAGGCGTTATCCAATCCACCCCCGGAGGCGGGAATGTAGGGATACAGGGTGCGTGGGTCGTTGGAATCCGGGTCAACGAGATGGTGGACGCGCCCGGTTTCATCGTCCGTGTAAACGTCCCATCCTGCAATGCTGTGGCGGGTATAGGTTTTCATACTCGAATCCTTCCTTTCGTGTTTCGTGCTGGGCGGCGGCTCAGGCTTCGGTGAAGTGGGAGACGGTGCGCCGGGACAGCGCAAAGGCGATGGCGGGCACATCGTCGTCCGTTTCGCTGCGGGCTTTGATGGCCTCGGCAATGCGGGCCAGATCGTCCACCGTGATGCCGCCCGGCTTGCGGCTGCTCTCGGCTGCATCGTTCAAGATGCGGTCGTATTCCTCGCAGTCGCAGCAGGTGCAGTAGCCGTTGGCAATGCAGGCGTAACGTGCGCCCTCAGCGTCCAGAATGCGGGTCTCTTTCAGTTTCATTTCGTGACAGCTCCTTTTCGTATTTCGTGAGGTTGGATTTCGTGATACTCCCGGCGGGATGCCGGGGCAGATGGGGCGGGGCTGCTTTACGGTGCTTGCCCTGCCAGAGTGTCCGTTTTCGTTATGCGTTCAGCTGTAAGAAAGTGGATTTCGTGGGGATCAGGTGCCGGGTGAGGGTGTCGGTGTAGCTTTCCTCGCCCTCGAAGCTGTCCACCACCTTCCGATCAGCGGCGGGCATATCGTGATAGCTCTTTTTGCCGTAGGACGGGGGCAGCCAACCCTTTTTCTGGCTGGCGTAGAGGTTGAAGGACTTCAAAACGTCCTCGTTTGTGAACTCGATGTGGCAGGTGCCCTTTTTGTAAAACGTGGCGGTGAAGTAGTGAAGCTGGATCTTCTGGCTCTGCCCGGCCTGCTCTGCGGCTTTCAGGGCTGCCCGGAGTTCGTCGCCGTTGTACTTCTGGCCGTTGGTGTCCAGGTAGTGCAGCACCCGCTCGATCTGAGAAAGTGCGCTTTCCACGCGCCACGACGGTTCAAACCTGCCGGACCAGTCACTAAAGGCACAGCAGCGGAAAATGACCTTTTTGCCGATCTTGTAAGCCGAATTAGTACACCAGCCGTTGTAATAGTGGATGTTCTTTGAATACTCGGAGCAGTAGTGAAGGTTTGTCCAGTTGTCGAACAGCCCGATTATTTCATCTTCGATGCCCTGCACGATGTTGGCGGACATTTCTTCCCGAACGGTCAAGATGTTATAAGTGCTGAAATCGTAGTCGGAAAGCTCGGCGATTCGTGAACGGTATTCGTTCTGCATATCGTTGGTGAGGTTGTCCCGGATTTGCGGCAGGTCAAACAGCTTTTCCCAGTACAGGGCGCGCAGGCGGCGGATCGCCTGGTTATAGTCCCGGTTGAATGCAAGCACTTCGCTTTCATTGTCGTCTGCCGTGGCAGAGGAAAACAGGGATTTGATCCCGTTGTATTCCTCGAAGATTCGGCGGATGCCCTCAGCTGCGGCGTTGTACCGCTCAATGGCTGCCGTGATGGGGTCCGCAGATACCAGCGCGGCAAGTTCGGGATCGGTCTTTAGGCGTTCCGTGGTTTCGTGCTGCAATTCCAGGCGGATTTTGCTTACTGGCTCCCGCTCGGGGATGTCCACCGACACAAGCGCAACCTCGACCCGGGCGGCACGGCGGGCGTTTTTGAAAGCGTCCGGGATGTACTTCACTGTGGCGTTGAGCTTTTCCAGCTGTGCCGCAAGCTCTTTTCGTTCGTTGGTGCAGGGGTTGCGGATCGTCTCCGCGTTGAGCAGACAGCGGATTTTGCCGCCGTCCTTCATCACGTCCAAGGCTTTGAGCAGGTGGGCAGCCCCGGCGGAAAAAGGCGGGTTCATCACGATTGCCGCATACTTCTTGCAGGGGCGGAACGTGAGAAAATCATCATGCACCACGCGGAAATCGTCTTTCTTGAGCTTCGCCCGGAGATCACTGGAAAGCTCGATGCAGTCAAGATCAACCTTTTCCAGCCTGTCCAGATACTCCCGGCGGACCTTTCCCGTTTTGGGATCGTGGTAAATGCCGCTCGTGGTGTGAATCTGGCGGGCAAGTGCCCCATCACCGGCGGACGGTTCCAGCACGGGGCTGGGGAAGCGGCGGAAGCCGTGGATTTCGGTTTCTAGGCTGTGGACCATCTCCCATGCCAGATTGTCCGGCGTGGGGTAGAAGTCCAGAGCGTCGTTTGGCGTTGTCATGGTGGTAAACCTCTTTTCGTGTTTCGTGATAGCCCCAGCGGGGCGATGGGGCGGGGTCGCTTTGCGGTGCGGCCCTGCTGAGGTGTCCGGCGGGAGTTCAAGCGGTGTACAGGTAGCCGCGGCGGGCGCAGATGATGGTGAGGCGGGCGGCGTCAATCTGTGGTTGGAGTTCCGCGGCCTTGCAGGGGCTGAGCCGAATTTCGGTGCGCAGGGTCTGGATTTTCCACACGGCGGGAAGCTCCACGTTGATCTGCTCGAAGATGTTGTTAAACTTTTTCATGGTTCGTTCTCCTTTTCGTTTCGTGATATGCCCCCGGCGGGCTGCCGGTGGGAAGTGGGGCGGGGTTGCTTTCATCGGTGCAGCCCTGCCAAAGTATCCGGGGCGGTTTCGTGTCATGCCAGCAGACCGGCGGCAATGCTTGCAAAATCAAGCTGTTGCACAGCGGCGGGGGCGTTCTCAGCTTCCGCAACGTCTTTTCGTGCCTTGCGCCATGCGCTGAGGGCTTCGGCCTGCGCCTTGCGGTCCGTTTCGGGCACGGCCAGGAAAGCGGCCTTTGCCTTGCGTTCCGTCTGCTTGAGGGCGGCGGCGTTGCTCTTGGGTTTCGTGGTGGTGCGCTTGGCGGGCTTCTTGGGCAGCGGCTCGACGTGGACCAGTTCCGGCAGTTCGTGGCGTTCTTCAATGACGACGGGCGCAGGAGCCGGGGCGGGTGCGGGCTGTTCCGGGGCGTTCAGCTTGTCCAGTGCCAGCACAAAGGCGGCGGCTTCCCGGTCACTGCTGATAAAGTCATCCATCTTCTGGATCATCCGATCAACCAGGGCATGGAAAACGGGGCCGTTCTGGCTCTTGTCGTCGAAGACCTTGGCGGCGTTCTGCTCTGCCTTTTCGTCGTCGGGGTCGTCGCTGTTGTAAAGGCGGCTGTACTCTGCCGTGTAGAGGGTATAGAGCTTGTCAAGGTCGATCTTTGCGGCCTTGCGCTCTGCGGCCAGCTTCTTGTTATAGGCCATGATCTCAGCGACGGAGCCAAAGCGGGCAGCGGGTGCGGCCTTGGCATCCTCAACCTGCAGGCAGCTGAACAGGTAGGATTTCGTGGGGTAGAAGTGCGGGGCGGGGGCGGCTTCCTTGCCCTCAGCTTCGGCGGCTTCCCGCTGTTCCTTGCTGGGCTTCGTGGTGTACTTCCACAGATAGCAGGTAATGAGGCTCTTTTCCCCGGTGCGGATGCGCTTGTTCAAGCTGTTCCACTTGGCGATGGTGTGCAGTTCATCGGCAGCTAGAACGGCTTCCACGTCGGCGACGCTGGCGGGCTTCTCGTTGCCGTCGTCGTCGGTGGTGGTGGCCTTGGCAGCGATGGCGGCGATCTGTTCCGGGGTGTGGTGCGCCGCTGCGATGGCGTGCAGGGTGGCGGGGTCGAGCTTCGCGGCTTCGTTCAAAATGATCTGTTCGTTCGTCATGGTACTTGCTCCTTTTCGTGTTGTGGTTGGTGTTCGGGATGATCTCCCGGCGGCTGCCGGGGTAGTGGGGCGGGGTCGCTTTACGGTGCGGCCCTGCTAAGGTGTCCGGCGGGGGTCAATCGTCGATGGAGCAGCAGCTCCAAAAGGCATCTTCTACGGTGTCGTCGCTGAAATCGTCCGGGGTGCCGTTGGCGTTCACAACCAGCTGGACCCGGTCGAAGATGCGCAGATTGGTTTCGGCATCCACCAGAAAATACCAGTCGTCGCCGTCCAGTGCGTCGCTGCACCAGACTTCAATCTGGTTTTCATCGGTGGCGGTCATGCCTTTCACAATGGCCGGGGCGATGTACCGCCCCAGAGGGCCGACGGTGTAGGGACAGGCGGCGGAAGCGGTGGGGACCAGCAGCCCGGCGGCAAGTGCCAGAGCAGCGGCGGCGGTGGTGATCTTCTTTGCAGTGTTCAAAAGTTTCATGTTCTTTGCTCCTTTGCTTTTTTCAGTTTCCCCCGGCGGGCTGCCGGGGTAGTGGGGCGGGGCCGCTTTGAGCGGTGCGGCCCCGCTGGGGCATCCGCTTGACTATCACCCCCGATCTGTGGTAAACTGGCTTACAAGATGGACGTTCGGAAATTCATCTTGCAAGCCTGTCACCTGCTCAGTGGGTGGCGGGCTTTCTTTTTGCCCACTGTTCGAGCAGTTCCGCCCAAATCCGCCGCTTGACGGATTCGGGGAGCTGGAAAAACTCTTTGCTCATGCGGTTCACTCCTTTCGGCTTACTCGCAACCGCTCCGGCTTGTCGTCCGGCTCGCTTGCTGTGGCCTAATCTTAGCATGACGGAATGCCACTGTCAAGCATGACGGAATGCTTTCTACGTTTTGCACAAAAACATGACGGAATGCTTGTTGATTTTTGTATGGCGGAATGCCGCTGAATTTGCTATAATATAATAAACGCAGGCGCGAAAAGAGGTGATATAATGCCAATCTCGGAGAAAAAGAAAATCACAAATAGCCGATATATTGCAAAATGCGATTCAATCCAGATTCGACCCTCGAAAGATCGGGGCGGAGAAATCCGGGCAGCAGCGGCGGCGGCTGGACAGAGTGTGCAGGCCTATATCTTGCAGGCTTGCGCCGAAAGAATGGCCCGTGATGGATTCACCCCGGCGGAATCCGGGGAAGAAGGGGGCTAAGGGGGGATAATAGGGCGGCATAGAACCTAGTTCACCGTTACCGATGGGGCGATATGCCGTTAAGTGAAGAATCTGACCCCTTCGCCCGGCGGCATTTTGCCGGATCATCCGGCGGCGAAACTGTGCCGCCCTGGAACGGTGTCAGCGGGACCCGTGCCCGGTGCCCCGTGCGGGTGGATCAGGTGCAGCCGGAACCAGTGCCAGACGGCCCCGGCCCCGATCAGCACCGGGAAGGACCCGCCCCGCCTCGATCAGCAGCAGAAACGAAAAAGCCAGAGTGAACGGCCTGCGCCGCCCGCCCTGGCTTTTCTTCTGCCCACGGCCCGCCCCGATCAGCACCGCCGCCGCCCCGATCAGCACCGGGAAGGACCGCGCCGCCCACGGTGACGGCTTGCCCGATCTGCCCGGCCTGGGCGGTGACGGCCTGCCCGATGAGCAGCGGACCGCCCGCCCGATCACCTGCCCGGCCTGCTCCTTCCAGCCGGACCCCGCCGCCGCCCTGATGACCCCGCCGCCCTGCTGCCCGCACCCCATGCCAGACCTACCGACAACGCCAGCCGCCAGCCCGACAGCACCCCGCCGCCAGCCCAACGCCAGAGGGGTCAGATTCTCCACCTAACGGGATAGAGCTTTAGGCTTAGGGCATAGACCTAGAGAGATAGAACTCGCCTTATCTATCCCCCTGCCCCCTTCCTTCTCCGGCCTGGCCTCGGCCCTCTCCGGCACCGCGGCCGCCCCGATGAGCAAGGTACTGCCCCCCCGGGGCGGGGCGAATGCGGGTTCCGAAGCCCCAAAAGTTTTCTAGGTGTCAATTTTTTTGAAGGGCTTCCCCCCTCCGGCCCGAAAAATAAGGTGGCGGGTCAAAAATTTTAGGGATTTGGGCACCATGGCGGTGGCATCACCGGGATGGCGCATACCATATTGGTGGAGCCAACAAAATGGTGGCTGCTTACAATTTGTAAGCGGCTGATGATTTGTCGGTGCCGCCAAAACATCCCGACAGCGATCTTGTTGAGGTCAACAAAATCGGGTGGGATCATCTTGCCGGGGGTGAAGTTCACAGAATGTTTACATTTGCAAGCCCCGAAACGGCCTTTTGGGGCAAAAGATGAGACACTATGAGACGTTTTTAGTGGTATAATTGGTACAGTGGATTTATGGAAGAAGCCCCACGGTGGAAGCACCGAGGGGCTTTTCTCATATCCGGGTGTGCCGCAGGACCGGCGGCACCACATAGATGCTCTGTCAGACTTTTTGTCTGGCAGGGCATTTTTTATTGCTCGAAAACGGAGGGGTCATAAATGGCAAGGCGAAGCGATGAGCGAGAGGCCGCCCGCGCTGAGTACATGGCCCGGAAGAAAAAGGGCGGCGAAGTCAATCTCCGGCAGCTGGCGGATGATCTGCACCTCAAGTACGATACTGTCCGGCGGTGGAAGTCGAAAGACGGGTGGGATACTCCCACCGGCAGGAAGCCCGGCGGACAGCAGGGGAACCAGAACGCCGCGGGCAACTCCGGCGGCGGGGCACCGGCAGGCAACCTGAACGCCGAGAAGGACGGTGCCTATTCCCGAATCTTCTTTGATAAGCTCACCCCGGCGGAACAGGGAGCCTTTGACGATGCACCCCGGAACGGCATGGAAGCCCTGCAGCATGAGATGGGTCTTCTCAAACTGCGGGAGCTGAAGATTCTGGAAAAGATCAAAGAGTACGAGGATATGAACCCTGACACGCTGATAACGTCCAGCGTGTTGGATATGCGTGTGCCGGGCAAGACCGGGAAGGGTGGCAAGAAGGAAGACGGCAAGGTACAGACCATGGGGATGTACAGCCGTGATACTCCCTTTGCCCGCATTCTGAAATTGCAGGATGCCTTGTACAAGACCCAGGGGCGCATTGCTGCTGTTGCCGGTGCGCTGCGGGCGGCGGAGGAAGCCGACCGCCGCATGGAACTGGAAAAGCAACGGTTGGAGCTGCTGCGGATAAGAGCAACGGGCGAAGTGCCGGAGGACGGTGACAGAGATGGCCTTGTTCACGACTAAGGGGATCGCGGATTGCCTGAACCTGACGGAACGCCGGGTGCGGGAACTGCGGGATGAAGGAGTGCTGACCGAGGAACGACCGGGCATTTTCAACCTGAAAACAGTGGTGCGGCAGTACGTCGCCTACAAGACCGGCGGCACCAAGGACGACCAATCCCGGTTGGCCGCTGCCCGGGCGGACCGGGAGGAAACCCGGGGCAAGATCGAGAAGATGAAGATGGAGGAAGCCAAGGGAAACCTCCACCGCACGGAGGACATCGAGAACGGCTTGAAAACCGCCTTTGCAAATTTCAAGGACAGGCTGGAAGCCATCCCGACCAAGTATGCGGACACCATGGCCCAGCTGACCGACCCGGCGGATGCCAGCGACATCCTGCGCAAGGCCATCCAAGAGGCACTGGTGGAACTGTCTGATCCCGATATTGCCCTGCAAGCACCCGAGGGGGAGGCTGCCGAAGATGAGCAGGAAGAATAAATGCCGGGGCTGCGTATGGGGCACCCGGCTGAACGAGATCACGGCGTTCTGCCCGTTCCGGCAGTGCGTCAAAAAGGGAGGCGGCGGCAATGGCGATGATCCACATGGAACCGCAGACGCTGCAGCTGTTCGAGCGGGTCCTGGGAACGCTGAAACCGCCCCCGAACCTGACACTGAGCCAGTGGGCGGATAAATACCGCCGCCTGTCCGCCGAAGCGTCTTCGGCAAAAGGCCAGTGGAACACCGACAACGCCCCCTTTCAGAGGGAAATCATGGACGCAATCGGCGATGTCCATATCCGCAAGGTGGTGGCGATGATGTGCGCCCAGGCCGGGAAAACGGATGGGCTGATCCTCAACACCGTCGGCTTCTACATGAGTTACTACCCGGCTCCCATTATGATCGTGCAGCCCACCGTGAACCTGGGCGAGAGCTTTTCAAAAGACCGTCTGGCAACCATGATCCGGGATACGCCGATTCTCCGGGGGCTGGTGGACAACAAAAGCCGCTACTCCGGCAACACTATCACCAAGAAAAATTTCCCCGGCGGACAGCTGACGATCATCGGCGCAAACTCGCCGACCGATCTCCGTGGTCGCCCCATCAAGGTGCTGCTGGCGGACGAGGTGGATGCCTACAAAGCCAGTGCTGGCAAAGAGGGCGACCCGATCATGCTGGCCGAGGAACGCCAGACCACCTACTGGGATCACAAAACGGTGCTGGTTTCCACCCCGACCACCAAAGCCAGCAGCCGTATCCTGGACGAGTTCAACGCTTCCACACAAGAGGAATGGAACATTCCTTGCCCAAACTGCGGCAAGTACCAGCCTTTTGTTTGGGATGGGATGGTGTTCGACAAGGAGAAGTGGCCGGAGGGCGGCGTACAATACCGCTGTGCCGAGTGCGGCTGTCTGGACAATGAATACCGCTGGAAGAAAAACAGCACCCGCGGCAAGTGGGTGGCGGCGCGCCCTGAGCGGAAAGTCCGGGGCTTCCACATGAACAAAATGGGATCAACGCTCTGCGGCTGGAATGAGATCGTCGAGAAATTCATTGCGGCTGATCTGGACGCTTCCCGGGGCGACTACGAGAAGATGCAGGTCTTCGTGAACACGAACCTGGGCTTGCCGTGGGAGGAACCGGGCGAAACGGTAGAAACCACCGCCCTGATCGACCGCCGCGAGTTCTACGAGGCCGAGGTGCCCGACGGCGTTCTCTACTTGACTTGCGGCATTGACACCCAAGATAACCGTTTCGAGGCGGAAGTCGTGGGCTGGGGTATCGGCAAGGAAAGCTGGGGCATCCGATACCAACGTATTTACGGCGACCTGAAACGGGGCCAAGTATGGGCTGACCTTGACGATTTCCTTTCCACCACATGGAAGAAGCGGGATGGCACAGAGCTTTCCATCCGTGCGGCCTGCATGGACAGCGGCGGACATTTCCCGGATCAGGTCATCAGATTTTGCAAAGAGCGGGAAGACCGCCACATTTGGGCAATCAAAGGCCGCGGCGGTATGGATGTACCCTACATCCGAAACCCGACCAAGAATAACCGCGTCGGCGGTGAGCTTTTTGTGCTGGGCGTTGACACCGGCAAAAATGCCGTGCTTGCCCGGTTGAAAGTGCTTATCAAGGGTCCGAACTACTGTCACTTCCCGGCGGGGCAGGACGCAGGCTATGACGAGGCTTATTTCAAGATGCTGACCGCAGAGCATAAAGTGACCCGCTGGAAGGGCGGGCGCAAGGTGGAACGGTGGGAGCTGAAAGACCCGGCGCAGAAGCGCAATGAGGCTTTTGACATCAGAAACTATGCCACCGCCGCGCTGGAAATCAGCAATCCCCCCGGCCTGGAAATCCCGGGCGAGGATGCACCGCGCCCGGCAAAGCCGCAGCACCAGTACCGCAGAAGAAGATCGGGAGGAATTTAACCGATGTCGATCATATCAAAAGAAATCGCAAAGCAGCATTTGGAGATGTGGCTCAAGGCGGAGGAAGCAGTTTCTACCGGCCAGAGCTACCAGATCGAGCAGATGCAGCTTACCCGTGCCAGCCTGAAACAAATCCGGGAAAGCATTTCCTTTTGGGAGGGCAAGGTGGCAGAAGCCGAGCGGGAGGAACAGGGGCGGGGCAGAAACCGTATCTACCATTTCGCCCCGCATGATGTGTAAGGACGGTGGGAACCATGGTGAATATTCTGGATAAGGCAATCGCGGCGGTTTCCCCCATTGCGGGCTATCGCCGCGCCACGGCCAGAGCCGCCCTGTCCATCCTGAACAACGGCACGGGCTATGGAAACTATGGCGCATCCCATACGTCCAGAGCCATGCGCAGCTGGCACGTCGGCGGCGGATCGTCAAAAGAGGACATCGAGGACAACCTTGATACCCTGCGCAAGCGGAGCCGGGATGCTTACATGGGTATCCCTCTGGCGGCTGGCGCATTGAAGACTTTGCGCACCAACGTAGTGGGGTCTGGTCTTGTGCCAACGCCGCAGGTCGATGCAGATTATCTGCATCTGACCGAAGAACAGGCAGACCAGCTGCAAGCGCAGATCACCCGGGAATTTAATCTCTGGGCAGACAGCACGGCTTGCGATGCAAGCGGCATGGACAATTTCTGGCGGATGCAGACATTGGCGTTCACCAGTTTTCTGATGAACGGTGACGCTTTTGCCGCAGTCCAGTACAGAGAACGCCCGAACTGGCCGTATGCTTTGCAGCTGCGCTTGATCGAAGCGGACCAGGTGTGCAGCCCTGGGCGTTCGGACCGACTGGCACCCTGCAAGGTGGGCGGCGAAGATGTGTTCCAGATCGTACAGGGCGTGGAAACAAATGAGGCCGGAGAAATAATCGCTTACTGGGTCGCCAATCGGCACCCGCTGGAATATGACAACCCGGTGCCGCTGGCATGGAACCGAGTAGAAGCCCACGACCCGGCAACTGGCGCACCGAACATCCTGTGCATCACGCAGAGAGAACGCGCCGGGCAGCGGCGGGGCGTTCCGATCCTTGCCCCGGTATTGCCCACTCTGAAACAGATGGGGCGGTACACGGAAGCGGAACTGGCGGCGGCCATTGTTTCGTCGTCTGCAACGCTGTTCATCCAGCGAGATGCAGAAACGAACCAGGCACCGTTTGGCGAAGAACCGCAGGATAAAGCTGCTGATCCGAATACCCCTCCCGATGAACTGGCAATCAACCTTGGCCCGGCGGCGGTGTTTGATCTCGCCCCGGGCGAAAAGGCGAACCTGATCGACCCGAAGCACCCGACCACGACATACGACGGCTTTATGTCGGCAATGTCGAATCAGGTTGCAACGGGAATCGAAGTGCCAAGTGAAGTGCTGTACAAGAAATTCAGCTCCAACTATTCTGCATCCAGAGGCTCCCTCAATGAATTTTGGAGGACGTGCGGGGTGATGCGGGATAGCTTTGCAGACGATTTCTGCCAACCAACTTACGAGAAGTGGTTTGCCGAGGCGGTAGCCCGTGGGCGTATCAATGCCCCGGGCTTTTTTGATGACCCGGCCATTGCAAAAGCCTATACGGGCTGCATCTGGAACGGACCTGCTCGGACGAACCTTGACGCCAAGAAGGAAATCGAGGCGGCGATCCTGCGCATGGACAAGGGAATCAGCACTGCCGAGCAGGAAACTGCGCAGATGACCGGCGGAAGCTGGCGGGCAAATATGCGCCAGCGCAAGTCCGAAATGGAGAAAATAAAGGAGGTAGGGTGCGATGGGCAAACCCAGTTCCAAGACGACCCCAAAGACGACAAATAACAAGTTCTGGAAATTCTGCAATCTGGCTGACAGCCAGAAAGCGGAGCTTTTTCTTTACGGCGATATTTCTGAAACGAGCTGGTGGGGTGATGAAGTTACCCCGAAACAGTTTGCGGACGATCTCGCCGCTCTGGGCGATGTGACCGAAATCACCGTGTACATCAACTCCGGCGGAGGTGATGTTTTTGCAGCTCAGGCCATTGGCAATCAGTTGGCCCGCAATGCTGCCACTGTGACCGCCCACATCGACGGCCTGTGCGCCAGTGCCGCCACCATCGTTGCCTGCCACGCCGACAAGGTGGTGGCAGCAGCGGACAGCACCTACATGGTCCACCCGGTCAGCATGGGGCTGTGCGGGTATCTGACGGCGGACGAGATGCGGAACTACCTGAAAGCTCTGGATGCTACCAGGGAGAGCATTGTATCTCTGTATGCCAAAAAGACCGGCCATGATGCGGATGAGTGCGCAAAGTGGATGGATGAAACAAACTGGTGGACGGCAGACGAAGCCAAGGAAAACGGCTTTGTGGACGAGGTGGACGACGCTGAGGAAGACGCTGTGGTGGAGAACCGCAACGGCATCCTGTTCGTCAACAGCGTCGGCACCCACATGCCTTTCAACGAGGCACCCGAATTTGTCAGAAACCGGGCAAAGGCTAAACCGCCCGCCGTCCGGCCTGAAAATAACCACCCGGCGGAACCGCCGGAACACAACGACCATGGGGAGGTAAAAGACATGGAAATCAAGACCAAGGATGATCTCCGCAAGGCGTACCCTGATATGGTGGCGCAGATCGAGAATGACGCCGCCGTTGCAGAGCGCACCCGCATTCAAGAAATCGAGGCCATCACGATCCCGGGCACCGAGGATCAGGCGGAGGAAGCCAAGTTCACCAAGCCGGTGGATTCTGCATCCTATGCCAAGACCGTCATCGCCAACATGAAGGCCAAGCAGCAGACGCAGAGCAAGACCTACCTGGCACAGGCGCAGGCCGCAGCACAGAACTCTGGCGCAAACGCCATCGGCAACCCGCCGCCCGCAGATGTTGAGCCGGAGAACGCAAAGGGCAACGCCCTGCTGGATGCCATCCACAAGGTGAACGGCGTGAAGTAAGGAGGACAAGGCTATGAGCATGGATCTGGAAAAGAAGACGTTCAGCACTGCGCCGGAGTATTTCCTTGCCGGCGCGACCATTGGCATTGCTAAGGCCACCAAAAAGGCAAGCGCAGCAGTTGCAGCACACGCCCCGGTTCTGCTGGACAGTGACGAGGTGAAGCCCATCGCAAAGGTGGACGGCAGCAATCCTCTGTCCGTTACCGGGCTGTACGGCATTACCGCAGACAGTGCCGAAGCGGGTGAGGAAGTTCCTGTTTATCTGACGGGTGAGTTCTTCGCCGATGCGCTGGTGCTGCCCGAGGGCGTGAAAGCAGCGGACATCGAAGTTGCCCTGCGCAACCTGGGCATTTTCCTGAAGTGATAGGAGGATAAAAAGCTATGGCTAACGAAGTAAGCATTTACGATCCCCGGTATCTGGCAGAGGTCGTGCGCACCACTCCCCCGGTGCATACCTTCTTCCTTGATACCTATTTCAGCAACATCAAGACCTTCCCGACCAAGGGTGTGGACATCGACATCGTGAAGGGTGACCGCCAGATGGCATCTTTCGTGCATCCGCTGGTGGGCGGTCAGGTACTCCGCGATCAGGGCTACAAGACCGAGAGCTTTACCCCGCCCCTCATCAACCCGCTGACGATCACCACCGCCAATGATGCTCTGGAGCGCGCACCCGGTGAAGACCTGTACTCCGGCAAGACCCCGGAGGAACGCGCCGCACAGCAGCTGGTCGAGGACTATAAGCGTCTGGACGATGCTGCTACCCGCCGCGAGGAGTGGATGGCCGTCAAGACCATCATGGACGGCCAGATTCCCATTATCGGCAACGGTGTGAGTAAGGTCATCGACTTCGGCTTCACCAACAAGGTAAAGCTGGAAGGAACCAAGCAGTGGGGCAAGTCTGCCGCAAAGCCGCTGGACGATCTGGAAGACTGGGTGGATCAGGTGCTGACGAACGGCTTTGCCAATGTGGATCACGCCGTCATGGGCAAGACTGCCCTGCAGAACTTCCTGGCAGATGCCGAGGTGCAGAAGATGCTGGACAACCGTCGCATCGAACTGGGTAAGATTGACCCCAAGGACCTGCCCAACGGTGTGCGTTACATCGGTCACCTGAACAAGCCCAACCTGGACATCTACAGCTACGGCGAAGTCTATCTGGACAACTGGACTGATCCGGCCAACCCCGTCACCAAGCGGCTGGTGGACGACAACAAGGTCGCTCTGCTGCCGTCTAATCCGGGCTTTATGCGGGCTTATGCGCTGACCTCGTACATCGACGACACCAAGCGCACCATCACCGCACAGACCCCGCGCCTGCTGCGTACCTATGTGAAGCACGGTCCTGACCGTATGATTCTCGAACTGCAGACCCGCCCGCTGACGATTCCTGACAAGGTGGACAGCTGGCTCGTTGCGGAGGTCTGCTAAGACCATGCTGGACGTAGATGACAAGTACGGCACACCCGACACCCCATTGCAGCTGCCCACGTTCAAGGACTTTGTGGCGCAGGATGTGCAGACCGTTTTCTTTAACCTGGACGAGTTCGCCGAGAAACGCTACATCGACGGGAAAGAAATGGCCTGCATTACCCAGCACCCCGGCGTGACCGAACGTGCAGCACACTGGGAAGGCGGCGCAAAGCAGAGCTTCGACCAGGGAATGTACAAGGCTGACCTGCTCTTGTATGTCAAGAAGGAGGACTACGGTCCTATGCCGAAGAACGATAAGCTCATAACGCTGGATAAGAAGCGGGATTACAAGATCAAATCCTGCTCTCTGAAAGCCGGCGTATACCGCATGGAGCTTGAGCGCGTGAGAGGGTGAGATAAGTGGCCTACTTCAAAACCAGCTACGATGCTTCCAGCACCACGCTGTCTATCGACGATGAACAGGTTGCCCGTGCCCTCGGAGTGCTGGCGGACAAAACCCCGGCGGCACTGAAAGTGGCGATCAACACCACGGCGCGGCAGACCCGAAAGGTGATGCTGCAGGAAGTGAAGGAACGGTATGATCTCAATGCTGCCGGAAAGCGCATGATCGAAGACCTGCGCCAAAGGCAGAAAGCCACAAACCGCCGCCCGGCGGCAATCCTTGCCATTATGAAAAACGACCCCGGCGCATTCCGGGCAGACCTGGGCTATTTCCGAACCAGCCCCGCAAAACCCTATATGGGTCCATCTGTCCGCAATGCGCCGCCATTTTTCCAGGCACACGTCCTGAAAGGCAGCCCGATGATTGACCTTGGCGGCACGAGCAGCAAAAGCAAGGGCTTCCTTGTGAAATTCCAGTCTGGGCATATCGGTATGGTTCAGCGGCAGCTTGGCGTACCGGCTGACAAAGACTATACCGCCAGCGGCAAGAAACGCTGGAAGCCCAATGAGAAACTTGTGACGATGCCCAGCCCTTCTGGCTCTGCCATGCACCATACTGTGTGGGAGATGCAGGAACAGACAGTGGAGCAGATGTTGCAGGACAACACCGAACGGCGCGTTCGGCAGTTGATTGCCAATGCGAAGCGAAAGGGCGTGATCTGATATGGCGGAGAAAATCGCTGGATATACCAGCGAGATGTGCCAGCAGGCCATGATCGACGAATTGACTGAACTTTTCCGGGGAATGACGTTTGGCGGGCAGGAAAGCCCCAAACCCCTGCAAATCTTCAAGCAGTTCCTGCCGATCCAGACGACCGACGATGATGAGGCGGATACAAACGATTCCCCTTACCCCTGCATCATCGTAATCGAGAGCAGCGGCGAACAGGACAACGAGCATGACCCGCAACTTGTCCTGTTGCAGCTTGTGATCTGCTGCTATGACCGCGGAATTGACCGACAAGGGTATGTAGACACCGTGAACGTGAAAGAAACTATTATGCAGCACTTCAAGCGGAAGCCGATTTTCGGCGGTGCTTTTGAAGTGTCGTACCCCAGGAAATGGGAGCTTTCGGACGATGACGCGGATTACTACTATTGGGGAATCGTGAACCTCATTTGCAAAACCCCGAATGGTTTGAAAAATGAAGAAGTGGAGGCTCTGATATGAGTGACGAAAAGAAAACCACTGCGGCGGCAAAGAAAGCCGCGGCGGTGCAGGAGGAAGCTGTGGTGTACTGTGGCCCGACCATCAAAGGTCTGGCTCCGCAGTACACCGTTTTTGTGGGCGGTGTGCCCGCGAAGCTGGCGGAGAAGATGGAGGCAATCCCTGTGCTGAAAGCCTTGACGGTTCCCCGTGAGAAGTTCGCAGAGATGCGGGTGAAGGTCGAGCAGGACGGCACCAGGGAGAACACCCTCTATCAGCGGGCGGATGCTCTGCTGAAAGATGCTGTCACGAACACTGCGGCAGCAGAGTAAGGAGGATGTGAACTATGGCTGTTTCTCATGGCTTTAATCTGACCGAAGCGACCACCAGCGTTTCCGCGCCGGTACAGGTCAGCTCTGGCTTACAGATCATCGTTGGCACTGCCCCTGTCAACCAGCTGGCAAACCCGGCGGCGGCAGTAAACACCCCGCTGTACGTCAGCACCTACAAGGAGGCTGTGGCAGCGGTGGGCTGGTCCAGCGATTTTGCAAAGTACACCCTTTGCGAGGCAATCTCCGCCAACTTCCAGGTGGTTGGCACTGCACCTATCGTCGTAATCAATGTTCTTGATCCGAAAAATAAGAAGCACATCACCGCCCTGGACGAAACCTCTGTGCAGGTCAATGATGGCGTTGCTGAGATCGACAAAGTGGGCATTCTGCTGGAAAAGCTGGTGGTGAAGAAAGACACCACCACGCTGACGGCGGATGTGGACTACATCGCCAGCTTCAACGATGACGGCACTGTGAGCCTTGCGCTTATCATCGGCGGTGCAGGCGATGGAGCAACCACGCTGACCGTTTCCGGCTCCATCTTGGATGCGTCCAAAGTTACCGCTGATGATATTGTTGGTGGCGTGAATGCTGCTACTGGTGCGGAAACTGGACTTGAGGTGGTTCGCCAGGTCTACCCCAAACTGAGCAAGGCACCCGGCATCCTGCTGGCCCCGCGTTTCTCCAAAAACGCACAGGTCTGCGCTGCGCTGCAGGCCAAGTGCCGCAAGATCAATGGCCTATTCAATGCCGTATGCTTCATCGACCTGGACTGCAGTGCTGACGGCGCACAGAAGTACACCGATGTTGCGGAGCAGAAGACGAAGCAGACGGCGACCTCCAGCGAGGCATACGCCCTGTGGCTGTACGTCAAGGTTGGCGAAACCGTGTACAGCGGCAGTTCCATGGCGGCAGCGGCGACCGTGTACAACGACAGTCAGAACGGCGACCGCCCCGTTGCAAGCCCTTCCAATGTCACAATTCCCATCTCTGCCGCCTGTCTGGAAGACGGCACGGAAGTGCTGATGGATCAGGAACAGGGCACCTTCCTGAACGACTTGGGCATTGCAACCTTCATCCGCTCCGGCAGCGACTTTGTAATTTGGGGCAATGAAACTGCAGCCTACCCGAAAAACACCGACCCGAAGGATATGTTCCTGTGTATCCGCCGCTTCTTCAACTACGCATGGACCAGCTTTGTTCTGGACAACATGAGCAAGTTGGACAAGCCCATGAACCCCAAGCGGCTGCAGTCCATCATTGACAGCGAGAACATGAAGGGCAGCAAGTACGTTTCCGAGGAAGCCTGCGCAAGCTATCGCATGGTAGCTGACACCGAGAAAAACACCGCTGCGGAACTGGTAGCGGGTCACTACCACTTCTACCTCTACTGCACTCCGTTCCCGCCTCTGAAACAGGTGAATGTCACGATGGAGTATGAGGCATCCTCGCTGGTTACTGCCCTGAATCTGTGATAGGAGGATATGAACGATGAGCCTGAATATTTCGAGCAACCTCGTCCCCCAGGTTGTTAATAACTACAATGCCTACACCGGGGACGACAAGATGATCGGCTTGGCAGATGAAGTCACGCTGCCCAAGATCAAAAACAAGACCACCACCGTCAACGGCATGGGTATCGGCGGCGACGTTGACAGTCCTGTGCCGGGTCAGTTTGAGAGCATGGAAGCTACTCTGACTTGGAACACGCTGTACAGCTATGCCACCAAAATGCTGCATCCTGGCCGCTCTGTGCAGATTACCCTTCGCGCTGCTATGCAGAACGAGGACAAAGATGGTGGTTATACTTACAAGGGCCTGCGCATTGTGCTGGGCGGCAAGCCGAAAGAGCTTGACCCCGGCAAGCTGAAGCGGGCATCCACCATGGACAGTTCCACTACGCTGGAAGTGACCCGCTATCTTGTCGAGATCGACGGCGTGACCGTCATCGACATCGACAAGTACGCTGGTCGCTACTATGTTGATGGTGAGGACATCCTCGCCGAAGTAAACGCGCTGATCTGATAAGTTGGAAATTCAGCCGCTCCACTGTGGGGCGGCTGATTCTTTTTAGAGAAAGGAACATCAAGATGGGCAATATCGTTAAGTTCGCAAAACCGTACAGCTTCGAGGGCACCGAGTACACCGAGGTTGGCCTCTCCGGCATGGATAAGCTGACGATCCAGGATATGATCGACATCCAGAAGAGCCTCGCCAACGAGCTTGCTTCTCTGGCTGCACTGGAAGCAACCACGTCCTTTGCACAGGAGATGGCGACCAAGGCCAGCGGCAAGCCCGTTGAGTTCTTCAAGCTCATGCCACGCGCCAAGATCAAGCAGGTGCAGACGGCGATCCTGCTGAGCCTGAACGCCAAGACCAAGAGCGACCCCGCCAAGCATATCGTCAAGTTCGACGCGCCCTACACCTACAACGGTGAGGAAAAAGCCGACATCAAAGGCAAAACCTTTGAGAGCGTCGATCTGTCCGGCGTAGGTGAACTGAACACCATGAGTGAATCCATGGCGGAGAATCGCCTGGCGGGTTATGGCTTTACCCCGGTGAACACCGGGCACAACTATGCCTATGTGTGCATCATCGCCAGCATGGGCACCGGCTACCCGGTGGACTATTTCACGGGTCTGCCCCTGTGCGAGGCGGCAAAACTGCGTGATGCCGTGGATGCGGATTTTTTCGAGTAAAGGGTGGAGCCAAGGCTCTGCGCCGGGCGGCAATTCAGCTGTCTATTGCCACGCACTCTAACATGACCGACTATCTTTCCATGCCGCGGAAAGAATTGATCCAGCTGTGTGAGGAGGTGTCCGAGGTATGGCAGGAAATGGCGCGTTAGACCTCAGCATCCGTATTATGGGCAAGGTCGATCCTTCTCTGGCGAAAAGCATAAGCCAGGTGAAGGGGCTGACAAACTCCCTGACGGGCGGGCTACGGACAACCAACTCTCTTGCGAGTACGGTAGCCAACACGATAGGTGTCATCGGCAAGGCAGGGCTTGGGCTGGCCGCTACGCTGACAGGCAGTGTGTTGGTAGGCATGAAGCGGGTGACGAACGAGGCATCCAAGCTGGAAGCGCAGATGGCCCCGGTCGTGCGCTATGTGAATGGTCTGGCAGATGCAAGCGGCAAGGTGTCCGATGCGATAGCTGACAACGGAAAGACGTTCAAGCAGAACTACTCCGATATGGAGAACTACATCCAGCGGCTTAGTATGGACATCCCCCGCACCACAGAGCAGCTTACGACTATGAGTGCTGCGCTGGGTCAGTCTGGCAAGGACGTGACTGAGCAAACCAAGACTGGCATCCTCCGCGATACCGCTGTGGCAGCCACGGCAATGGATTTGGACGACCAGACCGCCGGTGACTACATGGCGAAGTGGGAAGCGTCTTTCACAAAGAGAGATGCTGACGGCAATAAGGTCAACTACTCCCACGACGACGTTATGCGGCTGATGAATCAGATTAACTATTTGGGTGCCAATAACGCAACCACGGCGGCGGAAATTGCATCCAGTGTGAACAAATCAGCTTCCATCGGTCAGCTTGCCGGTGTTGATCCATCGACCACTGCGGCCATTGCAACGGCGATGCAGGCTACCGGCGTTGATACGGAACGTACCGGCACTACGATTTCCAGAATCTATACCAACATTTCCAAGGGCAGCAGTGCAACGAAAGCTCAGAAGGAGATGTGGGAAGAACTGGGATTTACGGCAGAGGGCGTTGCAAAGTCAATGCAGACGGACGGCACGGGAACTTTGATGAAGGTTTTCGGTGCTGTCAACCAGCTGCCGGATGAACGGAAAATCGCCGCGCTGAACACATTGTTCAACCAATGGGCAGTTGAAGGATCGGCAAAGGTAACGAACAACCTTGATCTGCTGATGAAGACCCTATCGGAAGTCAGCGATGAGGCTGCTTATGCGAACAGCATGGAGCGGGAGTTTGCCATCAACACGGGAACGGAAGAAAGCCTGCGCACCATGCGGGATAACGCCAAGACTGTGCTGATGCAAGACCTTGGGGAGCAGCTCTTACCAGCACAAAAGGAACTGACCCGCTTACAGCTGGACATCTACAAGGGAATCGACGAGAGTTTGCCCGACCTGTCCAACCTGGCAAACTCCATCCTGCCCCTGCTGCGCACAGCAGTTGAGGGCATCGGCGATGCGGCGAAGGCTGCTCTGCCGTGGATTCAGAAGGGTGTGGACTACCTTGCGAACAACGGCCCGCAGGCGGCGGGTGCCATTGCTGCAATTATTGCAGCGTTTGGGGCTATGAGTATGGCTCCTGCTGCATATAGCGCAGGAAGCACCGCACTGAGCGTGGTGAAGAACCTGACGATCGGCGGCAAGGCCAGCGGCGCACCCGGCGGACGATTCGGCGGGATCACCGTCGGCAACCTGATGGGGTTGCTCAGTCCGACCAGCCTTTTCCAGAACACAGTTTCCGGCGGCAGCGGGCTATGG